CCATGATATCTTATAAGGACAATGCCTCGTTGTGGCTGGTCTGCTGGAAAATGATATGCAGAAACCAAGATGTAGCCACGGGATCGCAAAGTCCCTAGGAACCAGACTTTGGACGCAACGTGGAACGAACTGAAGGGAAGAGTAGTTAACTATAAAACATGGATCTTCTTCATTAGCTTCATTAGGCGAGGTTAGAGGCGAGCCACTAGGTTAAACGAAGGTGCGCCTCGATCCTCGTTCTCGTTTGAAAAGAAAATCATCTCGTTCTCGTTTATAAGGATAGCACTGGGTCTGCAGACGTAACTTCAGCTTCCTTCCCCCTGTGATGCAGACTTCACCAACCTCGTTTACTAAAGAAAGGCTAAAGGTTTTATATCTCGTTTAAGCCACTGGGACCCGGCAGCAGCGTAGTCTGATGATTACCACAGGGTCGGCGAACACAGCTGGTGAAAAAAAAATTCAAAGAAAGGTCTTGACAGGTATCCCATCGTGTCTTATATGTATATCGCGCGGTAATATTAATATAGCGTGCGCGGATGTCTGGCCAGTGGAAGTACCTCCCGCACGCGTAACAAAGGAGAACTATGAACAAAGATATGGGTGATGAACTAAAGGACAATGTAGTATGGTCTTGTCCCGAGCACAGCATGGAAACGTACTTCAAAGTAAAAGAATTTGAAAAGAAACCCGAGGCCAAAGATTTCGTCTACGTACGATTTGTTGAGGATGATCAATTCGAGTCCATGTGGGTGAAGATACTGCAGGGGACGCAGCATCAAGGCTACGGTGAACTAAACAATATACCCGTCAAACTATTAGATAGAACATTAGGTGACACAATCAGTTACAAAACAGATAAGGAGGGAGTAACATGGGAAAACAAAAACTAAAAGATCTCGTAAAACAATTGAATGCGGACAACGCGCCACCAAATGGATGGCGGCCAGGTGACCAGGTAGCAGCAGCTCGTGCTGAGGACAAACCTGAAGACGGCAAAGTATACGCACTGACAGGGGGCACTGGATCCAAATGCATTGCAAATGGAAATACGTGGAAAGAGTCGGAGGTAAAGGATGCCTAGACATTTAATAGAAAAGCAGAAAAATTTGTTAGATGAGCATCGGTACGCTAAACAACCAGGGGATCTACCACAAAAAATTTGGAACAATCTCGAACAGATGAATGACTTTGAAACCATTCACTCACATGTCAGTGATTACTTATGCCGCCATTACGATCCCGAAGCTGTAGAACTGAAGGAGTGGTTCTTAATGCCAAGCATAAAGGAATGCCTCGCTGAGTATCAAAAGCAGGAGATAGGTTTAATTTCAGACATCGCTAAGCACGGCTGCTCAGGAGGTGTCGCTGGTATCACGTATTACTCAGAAACAACTTCGTTTCATCAGCAGCATGAGGAGGAAATTTGGAAGATGGTCCATGATTACGCGGATGGCGCGGGCCTGAAGAGTGGTGAATTCCTTCACCACATATCTAATGATCCAGGCTCGTTGAAACATTTAGTTAATGACCTCGTCTGGTGGGCTGTCGAAGTTAGAGCTCAGGAACTGCAAGAACTGGTACCTGCAGCTGGAGCTTCCACATGACCTTCGTTGTCGTTTACCTGTGCCTTTTGTTTATGTTTCCCGGTTTCACATTAGCTGGCACCGGGATCCTGATGCTTTCGCTCGTTGGTATACTCTGATGTACCACATCTCGTCTCGTTTTCTAGAGTTGTGCATCTGCAGCAGGAACTACTGCTGGTGTTGGGGTGCATGCTGAGGAGAAGCCGATGGTTAAAGCTCGGTGTCGTTTCAAGTAATGGATAAGGTGGCAAATAGATTACTATGGATCACAGGACTGGCGCTGGAGATTACTTTCGGTAAGCTCGGTGTCGTTTGAAAAGCGAAAAACATCAGGGTTTAATTACTATAAAGTTGCATGGCGCGCTGGGATTACTTTCGGTAAGCTCGGTGTCGTTTGAAAGAATGGATAGATGTGTTAAGAGATTACTATGGAGTTGGGGTCGGCAGACTCACCTGCTGTGGTAAGAATTGTAGGGTTTCTACTTTAGAATGATTCTAGGTTTCTAGTTTAGAATAATTCTAAAAGATAGTTGTTGAATTAGTTTATAAGATACGATAAGACATAAAGATTAATCAACAAAGGAGAAAAGCTATGGGATTAGATCAACACGCGCACCTTCGAGGTCAAAAGGTAGATTGGGATAAATACTATTCTGATGATGATTACGGAGAAAGAGAAAATGTTTTTGTGTGGAGAAAACACGCAAGACTTCAACAGTTCATGGCGAAGAAGTGGGATCAACAAAATACAACACATAAGCATGAAGGACATCTTTCACATTTAGGTTTTAATGGCGATTGCGAAGCGCCTTGTTATATGACCGAAGAAGTAGTCAAGGAATTAGCTGAACAAATAGCCAATGACTTCAAGGACTATGAAGCCGAAGATGGATTTTTTTGGGGGCAACAGTTCCAAGAGGAAAGCGTCAAGGAGTACAAGGAACAAGATATTAAGTTCTTGAAATTTTGTGAACAATCAATCAATGATAAAAAGGTCGTTGAATATTGGTGTAGTTGGTAATGGCTAAAGATAAAATTAATAATGAGGCGACTACTGTCGCCTCATCTCGCGCCTCATCTCGCGCCTCGCCTCGTTCTCGTAAGGCAGGACAAAAAGCCCAAGATGAGTTTACTAATAAACTGACCCTGCTGGTGCAGGGGTTGGAAAAAGATATACAACTAGAGGTAGAGCCAAATGTTAATACCATTAATAATATCATTAATAAAAAAGATAAAAAAAAGATGAATTAACTATTGCATAAGATTTAATAAGATATATAAGAATAGAGTATTCATAAGAATATATAACTTAACAAAGAGGTAAAAATGCCAAACGCAATAAAAAAACTAAAGCAAGACGAAAAGAAAATCGTTATTGCTTATGTTCAATTAAAGCTAAAGCAAAATAGACTATCTAAAGAGTTAGATACAATGAAACAAAATATTGTAGATACTTTTGATAGAACAAATCAAAACTTAATCATTGTACAAAATGAAAATGGTGAAAGCTTTGGACTACAAAAAATAAATCGTAAAAGAAAAAAGTTTGAAACTGCTAATTTCAAAATTGCTCATAATGATTTATATAATAAATTCACTACTGAACTAGAATATAGTGAATACAAAGCAATAGGAGATGTTAATGCCAAATAATGAATTAATTAATATTGCTAATGTATTGAGTGAGAAATTAAACTCTAATGCGCCTACTTCACTAGCTGACATGGTTATTGAGAATGGACATAAAAAACAGTTGAACTATGAAATAATGTTTCAGTTGTTAATGGGCGAGTGTGAAAAGCATATATTAGAAAACAACGGCAACCCAATAGTTGACGAGTTTAAAGACAATGTATTAAAAAAGTTTAGTACACTTGTACAAGCTTTACACCCTCAAGAATAATAAACACTAATTAATGGCGAGGTATAACAACCTCGCCATTGGTGTATCTAGCCTACACCTATTGCAAGGCTCATATCATTTATAAAAATCGTTTTAAAATTTACCTGTTCAGGATTTCGCGTTGCCTGGCTAGGATTTTCGAGGCGAAAGGGTTTACAAAGTAGGATATACAAATATACTAGGGTCCCAAACGAGATGAAAATAGAAAATCTAACTGAAGAAGAATTAAAAGATATAATTCTTAAAAAACAATTAGAGTGGATCAAGCTCTGTCAGGATAATTTTTTAATTTTCGCTGAGTCTGTTTGGCAAGATTTCATATATCGTAAAACAAAGGACCCAAAGAAGTACGGGCACCATCAAATTATTGCTGAAGCATTTCAAGATATTGCAGATGGTGATGCAAAGAGGCTCATAATCAACATGCCACCACGTCATACTAAATCTGAATTTGCATCTTATTTATTCCCCGCTTGGTATATTGGTAAGTATCCAAAGAAAAAAATTATGCAAGTTTCTCACAACGCTGAACTTGCTTCAAGGTTCGGTAGCAAAGTTCGTAACTTAATGAACACCAAGGAGTATAAAGAAATTTTTGGAAGTGTTACACTTCGAGAAGACAGTAAAGCAAAAGGCAGGTGGGAAACC